TCTGTGGCTCCGGTATCCCCAACAATTGGAACAGCAAACGTAGCATTGTCCACCAAAGCGTTAAGATTGTCGGCAGTGACTTGGTTGCCTGTGGCGAAGGTCTGACCTTTGGATAGGATGGGCATGAGAGTAGTTTATCAGTAGGGAGACGTTAAAAATAGATAAATTATTATGATGTCGATGGCCCAACGGTAAGGCACCATCGAGTCGGAACATTCGGCAAATTGCTTCCGTCTTTCATTGAAAGCGTTATCCGCGCCGATGTTTTGGTTGAATTATCAAAATCAAAATAGGCATCTGCTGACACATTGCTTGTAACATGAGCTGCCCCGGCAAGCGGACGCGATCCCAGTTGGTTTGCCGTAATATCAACATCAACGTTTTGAGTAGTCGTGCTGCCAGAAGGTGTAACTATGCCTGTATAAGTCCTTGTCTCTCCAACTAAGTTGTTTACACCAGCGTCAGCGCATGTAAGCCACTCGTTATTGTTGGGAGCTACGTTGGCGTCATTGACCGAAGAGTAAGTGTTACTTGCAACAACATTTCGGACACTGCCAGACTCAATTTGAATGTGCGTAGTTTGGCCTTGAAAACTATTTGAGTTAATCGCATTGGCTGAAGAACCCTTTCCGTCCCACGAGGTTAAAATAACTCCATATTGAGAGGGGCCTTGAACGATTGCATTTCCAACGATTGACGATGACCAAAGCCTCTCGCCTCGCACGCCCGATGAAGTAACGCCGCCGCCGTCACCAGATATAATAAAATTATTAGTAACCGTTGCGCCCATGACGTTTTTAAAATGAAAGCCTGTGCAGCCAACCCCTCGCGCATCTATGTTGTTTCCTGAGACTACAATAGCCGTTGCTCGCAATTTAACCTCGGTCAAGGTGCCAAAAACCTCTGCGGCAATTCTAACTGGAACAAAAAAATTTGTAAGTATAGCCAATCCCTCTGTTCGCAACGGAGCAGAAATTCCTTTATCCCAATGGTTGATTTGATTATTACTAATTATGCAATTGATAAGATTAGCACCTAGGTATATGCCTTCGCCCGTTAGGGAAGATACGGAACGGCCAGCGATGCGGTTATTTGTAATTAAAGCGTTGTGGCATTGAGACAAATCTATTCCGCGTTGCCAGTAGCTCCAACCAATAATTGTGCTAATCCACATATCAGAAACAGTCAACCATCCTGCGTAATGCAGGACGGTTGCTTTGTTGTTTATGATTTGTAACCCTGTTCCTGCTGCAATGTCGCCAGAACCATTGCTGCGATCCGTCAATAGATTAAAGTTTGAAACCTTGCAGCTCCCGGGAAGATTTGTGTCAACAACAAGAATTGTAATTTTTAGTCCCGAGTTAGAAGCATCACCTGTAAACTTAATAATAGAAACATCAGGACCATCGCCAAAAATAGTCAGCCTATCATTGATTGAAATGTCCCACTTTGTGGTGTATGTATAAGTTCCTGCTGGAATGTATATTGCTCCCTTAGCAGCAATAGCTGCGGTAGAAGCATTGTTGATTGCTGTCGTTGAATCCGCTCCACTAACCGCGCCAAAATCCTTTATGTTAAAAACGTCTCCGGCTCTAGCTTGAAATGTGCGAGCTACATTTCCGGTTGCGTTGATATTGGATGTGCAGGAGTTTAATAGGCCGCTGGCTGGCGTTCCAAGAGCGGGAGTAACTAAAGCTGGGCTGTTAAACGTGCCGCCTGTTATTGTTTTTCCCGTAAAAGTTAATGCCGAAGGAAGAGACAAAACTACCGCCCCTGTTGTAGGGGACGAAGAAATTTCATTTGCTGTTCCAGTTACCGAACTAACCGCACCACCTCCGGTTGCGTTTAATGTTGTTCCAGTAAGGCTAAGATTAGAACCGAGGGTAATTTCTTCAATTACTCCAGTGCTGGCCGTCCCACGTCCAAGTAATTTGTTGGTCGCCATGGAGTCGGTTTTCTTTAATGCAAGCGCATCAAATACCGCGTTTTGGCTAGGTGCAATAGTCGTTACATTGTCTGAGATTGAGTCTGCTACAACGGTTTGATAGGTCATATCACCCCGAAGAAATTTAACCTGATCTCCAATAGCTGGAGCTGGAACCAATCCCTTTGTCCCGGCAACAGAACCCGTGGCTCCAACCGCTGCGTTTAATATGGCAGTTGCTTGGGTAGCAGTTAAGTCCTCAGCATTACCAGTTGATGCCGTAGTCCTACCCTTGATGGTTTGCGTTGCCATCTGCGCTGCCTTAGCATTGGTTACAGCATTAGCCGCAATAGTTCCCGCGCCTCCCGCTACCGCAAAGGACACATCACCTGAGCCAAAAGCGGGAAGATCAGTAGAAGCTATTACCCTAAACGCAGGAGCCGCCGCAGCACCGGAGGTTGGACCAGCAAAGAATGTCTTTTCGGTTTGATTGGCAAAGGTGCCGTCAATCCAAGGAACATTCACGACCATTTGATCGGCTGCATTTAACTGAACTCCATAGGTCCGCGCTGACGTAGTGGTTACAGCGTTTGAGGCTACCGTTTGCACCGTATCACTAAACAACTCAACGCCGCCCAATACTGTGCTTGTAGCTTTAGGCAGTGAGTAGTTGTTTGCATTTGCAGCAATGCCATCCAGCTTAGATTTGTCTGCTGCGCTCATGCTACCCGGCGCTGAAGTGGTTGCAGCATTGATAGAAATTGCCGGAGTTGTCCCACCCGTGCTAACAATTGGAGCTGTTCCAGTAACCGCAGTTACCCCACTTCCGCCTCCCGTGGCCGCAATGGACGGACCATTTGGCGTAGGGGTGATGGTGATGTTCGTTCCAGCCACCAAGTTAATCTTGGCGTCGTCCAACATCTTGTTCAGCCGAATGGCTGTTTCTTTATTGGAAGCCCAGTCTGTGGACTTGTCCGTGAACGTGTAGCCTTTGTTAATGTCAGACATTAGGAAGCGGAAGTAGTGGAAGCGAACGCAAGCATACCCGTAATTTTGACAGCGCGAACTTTGGGCCTACCTACAGTTTGAGACACGCTAAGTTGTGCGCCATAGGCTCGTTTATTCCCTAAACGACCACGGAAACTAGCATCGTCACCTGAAGCTACAATTCCCAAACTACCATAGCTTTGATTTCCATCCAAGTTTTCTGTCTCCAAAGAAATAGCTAAGTTGGACTCCATATCTGGCGAACTTTCCATGTGAACCTCGTAAGAGTTGAACTTCTTACGGTCCATAGTGCCAAAGGTATATTGACGGGTAGTAAGCGCGGCTTCGATGCTGTGGGTTGTGGAAGCCCCGCCAATGTCCAATGCAAGCGTATCTACGGCTGCTATTCCGCTATCAATGAGATGGATGCCGCCAAATTCTGTAATGGCGTAGAGGCTGTTGATCCCACCCGCGCCTGCTCTAACAAACTCACGGATGTTCCATCCCTGCTGATTGACAACATCAATGCTTTCCCAACCTGCATTTAAGAAGTTGTAAATCATCATCTTGTTATTGGCTGTCTGCCCTTTAGCAGTGTAGGCCAAGTAATAACGATTGTTGTGATAGACGCCTACCGCGTTTGTAACCAAGGTGGGATCAATGTCCTCAATGATGGGATTGATGGCTTCAGAAAGAGGAACACTCACCCCACGAAGGTTGTAAAGATCGTCAAACTCAATGCCATAAACCCCGTTGTCAGAGAGGAACATGATTTTGTTGCCCACCTGAGCAATGGACTTGCGTGAGCAACATCCCACTTCCCGTGTAATTTCTCTCACCACAGCATTACCCAAATCTGCGCCAATACCGCTAATGAGATGGATGCTATTCCGGTTGAAGACAATGAGATTGTCCTCGGCAAACGGCTGGAGGGCCACAGTGTAATCCGCGCCTCCAGAAGCAATGCGGAACTGATTTTGGATTTGATCGTAGGTGTTTTGGTCTAGGATGTCTGAGACAATAATTTCATCTGCTACGTTCCTAGCCGTAATAGTGGGGCTACCAGAAGACCCAGTGGACAAGAACTTGAAAGGCATGAAGAGCCGCCGCTGGTGATAGATGGCATACTCAGGGCAGGGCATGTGGGTAAAACCCAGTCCAATAGACTGTCTCTTGCCTACGGCTACGGTGGCTGGGCTAGACGTATTGGGAGCGTCAGCTTTGAATTTGAATGTGTTTACCGTTGTTTCATACACAACGTATTGCTCCAAGCTGTTAAGCCCAGTGGTTCCCTTGTCGCTAATGCGAACAAAGTCCCCAACCTCTACGTTATGAGCGTTGGCGGTGATGGTAACAATTCCAGAAGCAATGACAGCATTACCAGCACCCTGAAAGATGGTGGGCTGGGTGTAGTCGCCGTTTTCAACTAGGGTGAAGCTACTTGCCGCCGTGCCCGTCCCCGTGCCTGTCCCTGTAGCTGTGAACACCACTCCAACGGTATTGGAAGCCGCGCCAATAGATGTAAACTGAGGGTTGGCTCCAAGGGTTAGAATGGTGTATTTCTTACCAACTTCAAAGGCCCCGGGAATGACGTTCAAATTACCGTCCCACTGCAAAGCTGTAAGCCCATCCCGAAAGATGAACACATAGTTGAAGGCTTGGATGAGATTGACGTTTGTGGAAAGAGCTATGGCTAAAGGATAGGCAATTTCTATTGAACTTGTATCAGATAATTTGAATAGTCTTGCTTTGGTGTTGGTGGCCAAAATGATGTATTCCGAGCTATTAGAAGCTGGGTCTGAAAACAAACAGCTACCATAGACGTTGTTAATGGCTGAGTCGTCCAGAATGGGTGCACCCGCTACACCGCTACCAGCATATAGTTCACTTCCAGTGAGCCCCGGCATTACAAACGTAAAGCTAGTGCTTCCAGTTGACGTAATTAGCCTATTGGAAGCCGTGGCAAGCGTTCCATTTAGCCCTACAATGGAAACAAGTGTGTTGCTCGTAAATCCATGAGCCACCGGGTGAGTGCTTACAGTGACTAGCGTTTCTAAACGACTTGCACTTGTAATTGTCTTATTGGCATAGAGCGTAAATGGTAGGGTGAGGGCCGTAGTGCCATTCGTAATAGGGGCACCAAATACAGAAATGCCCTTACGCACTTGCCATGCGCCATCTACATCCATGCGCCCGTTTTCACTCAACGCCACTTCTCCAGCTTTAAGCTGATCGGGACGTAAGCGGCTGTTTATCCGCTGGAAAACAGTGTCCCCATCATCTACCTGCTGGTTGTCGAATCTACCGAATGAGCTATAGCGTGGCATTGGCTCATTCTACCAGCAAGCTGGTCTCTCTCTATCGGTAGGCGGCGGTCTTGCGCGCAATGGACTTGGGCTGCTTTACAAACTGCTTACCGGCCTTCATTCCCTTACGTTTGGCCGCATTGGTGGCCGCAATTTCAGCGCGGCTCAACCCCTTAAAAGCTGCTGAAGGTAGGTAGCGTTCTCCAGTTTTCAGACTGGGCTTGCCTGAAGACGTGCGCCATTTCTGGCTAGTCCAATTGACTAGGCTACGCTGTTGAGACTTCATTTGGCCGTCTTGTAGCCGCCGCCTTTTTTCTTATAGGCTGCGGCTAAGAATTGAGCCTTCCTCGCGCTCCATTGGCCCGGCCTACCACCCTTACTGCCAGACTTAATAGACTGGAACAGAGCCTTACGCATCGTAGGCTTGGTGTAAACCCCTGCGCTGTTTACAGTGGACTTCACGAACAGGACTTACGTTTGCCGTAGCCTGCTTTGCCGAAGCCCTTGGGCTCCTTTTTGCCCTCCATCTTCTCATGCTTCATCATCTGCTTCTTGGACTTATACTTGCCTTCGTTGTTTTTCATTTCACTGCCTTACGTTTAGTTGGGTTGGGTTGACGAACGACCGTTTTGAAGCCGCTCTTTGGTTTGTCCACATTAGGACCATACTTAAATTGAATGGCATTCTCCGAGACGGAGATGGATGCTTGAGGAGTTTTGGGCATATAAATCATATTAGCAGGACCATGCTTTTCGGCTCCAGTAGTTGGCCGATAGTTTGTTAGATGTGCCCTTAATGCCGCCGGAACGGGCACAATAGGAGGCTTTCCGGCTAGGTTGGCTCTTCTTGATGGACATATTTGCGTCCCCAAAGCGTATCACTTTAGACTTCCCGTTAGCACAAGCGCGGACTACGGACTTTTTTCCGCCGCTAATATCGCGTCTTGGACTGTTACAGGGTAGATTGCGTGGGTTCATACGTTAAATGGTCTTAAATCGCAAGGAAACAGGGTTCTAGGGCTTGCCTTCAGTCTTATTCCTACGGGTTTTGGGCCTTCTTACGACAACTGGCTTTTCCTTTGATTTAATCCACGGAGCGACGGCAAACACAATGCCAAGCCCAGCAGCTACGGATGCAAAGCGTTCAAACGTAAGAAGCGCGGAGTCCGCCTCGTCTTTGTATTTACGGGAAATAGCTAGGTTTTTGGACAAGAATTTATTGATGAGCGCAGTCATAGGTTCAATCACACCATAGAGTTCAGCAGTCATAGCCGAAGAATTGAGCACGTCTATTTGGCCACTATCACAGGCTGCCCGCGCTTTTTTTAAATAGGCTTTAACGAGCTTATGTTGGGAAACTAACTCAGGAGGTTGTCCAAACTCAGTAATTAGCTTTTCGGCTTCTGCTTCCAGCTTAGTTAGCGAGTCGCAAAACTCTTTTGCGTCGATCAGTCCCTTGCTTGCCTTCGCCTGACCGTCCACAATCGCCAGCCCGTAAATGTCGAAAAGCGGACTGAGCACGTTGCTCGTCAGGGCAAATTCTTTGTCGCTCGCCGCGATGTGCTTCGAGACCGATTTTACTGTCAGCCATCCGACGCCTGCGAAACAAACGACGGTCGCGGCGAGCGCAGCGGTAATCAGCTTCGGATTCATTATTTCTTGAGCAGCTTGCCCGGGTTCTTGGAATACTTTTTTGCCAGCGTCGTGATGCCGTCGATGATTTCCGGCGCGAGCAATCCGGCGACGCCGTAGGTCACGGCCTTCACGAGCGAGCTGACCTCGATTTGCTCAACGATAAACCACGCGAGCGTCGAGACGATGGCCGCCATGATGACGCGCCGCACGCTGTCCCAGATCGTCCCTTGGATCGGGTTGGCTAGTAGGCGAGCAACCATGCCAGCGCCGCCGATGACCGCAGTCAGCCATCCGGTTTCTTTCCAGAGCTTGGCCACTTCCATGAGGTCTTTGTGCTCGTTCATTTTTTGCGGGTCATCCTATCACCAAACCACCAGCCCACACAATTGAAGGCTGCAAATTGCACCTCGTCCACCATGTCGGCCTGTTCAAAAGCCGGGACATTAAAGAATACAATTGTAACCAACAGAAGGAGAAGAAGGGTGATGGCTGGACGAAAGAGGGTGAGAACATTCGCCGCCCACGGTGCGGTGTTTACAGGTGCAATCGCCGCATTCTGGCTGGCCGTAAACGCTTCCCATTGAGCCTTATCAGCCGCAATAGAGGCCATTGCCTTTGCCTCTTCGAGCTTTCGCTTGTGCTCTTGACTAGCCTTGTAGTTGTCAAAGAACCCATTGCCAATGCGAAGGAGGACACCGAGTGCGCCGCCGCCTAGTGCGTTGGTAAGAAGATCGAGCATCGTTAGGCGGCTTTAGGGTTGGTAAGACGACGGAACAGGAAGTAGGGCAACCAGACCCACTTTGGAATCTTCGTCACCTTTACGTTAGTGCTTTCAATAAACGGCATCTCCGCATCCCAGAGCTTCACCCTAATCGGCGAGCCATCCGGTGAGGTGCAGCTAATTATTGACACGTTGCGCGTGGGAGCGCGGCCTTTGGTCCAATAGTTGTCATACTGGCCTAGTTCAATTGTGCCGCTGATGGAGCACCCGTAGAGCGATAGCCCGTCAATTGAGCCTTTAGCCGTGATCGAGCCAGCGACGATGCAATGCTGGACGACATAATTTTTGCCGCGCACGAAGTCTATGCTGTCCTCCTGCGAGGCTGGAATAGTGAGACCTGACACGCAGAGGTTCGACACATTGGAGCCCTTTACGAGATCGTCGTAGTTCTCAGGGTCCAGCGGAGCCTGCCACTCAGCCGCGTCCACCGTCAGCCCGTTGTCTTGCGGCCCAACGTAGCTGCGCCAGTTCGTGTCGGAGGTTCCGGCCATGTTACTCGGCTTTCGGTTCCTTTGGCTTTAACGCCTCCGCAATGGCTTCCGCGCACTTGCGTAGCAAATCGTGCTGATCGGCGGGTAATGGAGCCAGACGGGCGGCTGCGTAGAGGTTCTGGAGTGCTTGTTCAGTGGACATGTTAGTCGTTGGTCGTTTTTGCTGCGAGATAGTAGGTTGTGCCGCCGATTACGATAGTCACGGTGCGGTTGGGCGAGGTCGGGCTGACGGTGTTTACGGTGTTGCCGATGGCAAGTGCTCCATCCACAACAAGCCCTGAACTCATCCGCAAATTAGAGCCGTCGTTCATTCCAATCTTACTGTAAGTCGCCCCATCGATCTGAAACCTAATCCCGTTGCTGTCCCATGCTGCGCCACCAGATCGGTTAAATCGTAGGGTTGAGGGAGCCACTTCACCAGTCACGGCGAGGCCGGTGGAAGTGAATGAGGCGATATTTGTTTGGCTTGCTTGAGTGCCGGTAAATACCGATAGCGTACCTGTGCTTCTTTCAAATTTTAAGCCCGCAACTGCTTCCGTTGGACTGCCAAGCTGCAACGTGCTTAGTGTTCCCGAAACATAAAGTTTTGATGCGTCCAGTCCGCCCGCAGTAGCTTGAACGTGCGTTGTCGCCCCTACGGTCGTAAACGCGCCTGTGGATGCTGCGGTCGCTCCGATGGCCGTGGAGTT